GGTTGAGGGGCAAGTCGATTAAGCCCACTCTGATAGAACGCTCAAAGGCTCGACACGAAGCTCGCACATCTGAGCAGGTAGCAGAGATAAAAAAGCGATGGGAGGTTCGAGGTAATATACACCAGCATGCACAAGATCTGGAGAGAATTATCAAGGCCTACAAGAACGAAGCCCCAAGCCTATCTACTCTGTCGCAAAATACACTCGATAGTATGCGCACTGGAGAGTTGAGAGGGGATGCTCTTAAGCGTCGCCTATCTCAGATAACTCATAAGGAGGAGATCAAGAAGCAGTGGGATGAATACAAGCCGATCCACAAGTTAGCAGACCTTATTAGCAGACCAAAGCAGGCTGTGGCTACTCATGGTATCGAGGCTGTAGAGGCCGTACATAGTGCAGTTGGGAAGAAGCTATATAGCTGGGAGGTACTACCTTTAGGCGATCTTAAGAAAAAGCTGGAGTTCGAGATCAATTGGGTGACAGAACAGAAGAAGTATAGCACATGGGAGGTTGCTAGGGACGCCTATGCGATGCATCTGCGAGAGGTGGACAAGGCTATCAAGATTGAGAAAGTACGGGCTCAATCGACCTATGCGCTAACCTTCGCCAAAACAACGAAGAGTAAAGCAACCAAGGTGCTCTCCTCTGAGCTAGAGGAACTCCTAGCTCAGAAGTGGAAGGACACCTCTGCCATCGAGCAGAAGGCACTAGAGCTAAGACGGATGGTGGACAAGCTGATGGCAAGGAGAGGGAAGGGGCTCATGCAGCTATCAGACGAAGAAGCTCTAGCAATGTTTGAGGCATTTAGGAAGCGACGTAGAAGCACAGCTGATAAACTGCTTCGTGGCAAAACTGAGGCTTTCTGGTCTCTTCTGTCGCAAGAAGAGCGACGAGTCCTAACAAAGTATACGCAGACATATAGCTACCTCAATGAGCCTCTGCGTGGCATAACGTACGCTGGAGATAGGCCAAAATCAGAATTTTATGCCGACATGCCTCTTCTGACGAATATCCTGGCTCGCAATAAGACTTCTACGCCAATGGTTGTTAGGCGTGGAGTTGGGAATTATCTGGACAAATTCTCTGGCAAGCTGCTCTCAAGTCTGACTGAGGGAGACGAGATAGTCGATTACGGGTTCCTGTCCACGGCAATTGCCGATAAGTATGGGTTTACTGGCACATTTAACTTAGTTATTGCAGTTCCACAGGGGGCTCAAGGTGTTTATGCCGAGCCATTCTCGCATTACACTGACTCTGGGAAGTTTAAATGGGAGAATAATACACTATGGGATGGTTCGAGTAAGGAGACTCTAAAACACGAGATGGAGTGGATAGGGCAACGTGGAGCAAAGATGAGAGTCCTCAAAATTGAAGGGCAGACAATCTACCTCAAGATTGTAGAGCAAGGGCTTCAACTGTAATGTTGTGCAAGAAAGCTGGGGAATGCGATCTTAGCATCTTGGGTGCTCTGGTATCCTTTCGCAAATCGATTAAAGAGTAATGCTTTCAGCGATGTGGGTATAGAGATATTGTCAGTGCTGATATGTAACCTGTGATAGTCAGATAGCATATCTTCACTTGTGCCTGACATCACCCAGTGTGACTCATAGAACCAAAGCATATCCTTGTCTTGATCCACACCTTCGTATGGGCTCTCTTCCTCTCCCTTGTAGTACCTGCACTGCTTGATTAGTTCTTCTCTTGTTGCCATAGTTCGTCTGTCTAGTGATTATTCTTATTCTTCTTTCGTTTTATCTTCCCCTTCCGAATTTCGCACCTCTTGCCTATGTATGGATGCTCCTCTGTTATTTTGTACGCCCAGAGTGTGTGAATGGACACCCCAAGATTGTCGGGAGTGAAAGCCTCGTAGATAGAGGCTATTGAGCCAAAGTAGTGATGCCTTCCACCATACACAAGGTGGTATATCGTGTTGCTATGTGCCATATCGACAATGCAAAAGTATGAATATTTTTATAATAATCGTATTCCATATATATTCTATTCTCTTCATTTTGTCACTTTGAAATAATGAGTTATATATGAGTACCAACCTAAATTACAGATGTATATGGACTTACAGAAGATTATAGAGCTACTCAAGGCGCAAATGCCAAGTGCCTCTGATGATGAGGTCAAGGCGGCCGCAGAGAAGATGATCGATGAGGCCAAGCGTGAAGCAGACAGACGAGCCACCGAGGCGACCAAGACCGCTGTAGAGAACTACGAGAAGAAGCATAACCTCAAGGATGGAAAACCCTCCAGTTCAGAGCCTTCCAGCTCGCCAGCCGTTGAGCCCACCAAGGCGGAAGAGACTGCTCCAGCTTGGGCAAAAGCCCTCATTGAGAGCAACCAAACCCTGCAGGCAAAGGTAGACGCCTTGGAGAGGGGCAAGGTAACAGATGGCAGAAAGGCTGTCTTTGACCAGATGGTAGCCAAACTCCCTGATAGTCTACGTGTAGCCTACTCTCGAACCTCCTACAAAGACCTATCAGATGAGGCCTTTGAAAAGCTAAAGGGTGAGATCGAGAAGGAGATAGACGATATAGTAAAAGACCACAAGGCAAAGGGCGCAACGTTTAGTCCACGAGCCAGTGACAGCGGCAAGACCTCAGACTCCAACGAAGCCAGCAAGGAGGATGTGGATGCCGTCATTAAGGCGTCGCCCAGCTTTGGGAAGTTGTAATAACCAACCTACTAACCAAAACTAAGTATGATTGATTTTAAGACGAGCCAGGTGAAGACGAGCGACGGGAAGAGCTCCATCGTCATAGTCAGGCATCTAGGTGACATTCCCG